AATATTAAACAACTGCTTTTAGAGGCTACTGGTCAGTAGCATTTAGTGGATGCGTTTAAACATTTAGCGATTACTACATGGGGGCGGGCGCTATGGATAAAGCAGTCAGTGCCTCACCGCCTGCCAGCCCTGCCTTTCCCTAGTTTTGTTTTGCTAAGTCCATGCAGTTTTGTTTAAACACTTTGCAAGGTGCAGAGCGAGGTGCAAAATCTGCACCCCAGGGTTTTTAAAAATAGCCAGCATGTGTGTGTATGTATCTACTTACATAACTTTGCTAGTCCTCGCCCCCCATAAATGTGGCTCTGACCTGCGGTTTTGCTTGATTTACTAATATGTGGCGTAAATCACATGGACAGAAGTGTCCGCTAAGGACCTTCTGGACACCTATAGTATAAGTGAGGAGGCAAAATTATCGGAGCCTCCGAACAATAACTGCGACCCCAAAGGGTCGCCACTAGTATTAGCCCTAACCTTCGGGCTTCGTTTGGACTTCGCCCTTCGGTTAGGTTTTTAGCCCAAGGCTCCCTGCAGTCCGCCTTGGAGAACCTATGGAAAGAAAACGCATAACCTCTGCTTCACATAAAAGTGATGCTATCAAAAAGCAAGTAATAGATTTTTTAATGCAAGGCTACTCAACTCAAAAGGCTATGGATGCCGTAGGTAGGTCTATTAAGACCTATGAGTACTACCGTAAGGTAGACCCATCTTTTGCTCTTGCTGTAGACAAGGTGCGGTCTATGACCGCAAGAGGTGAGATAGGCAATGCTAGAGGGGAAGTACCACCCTTCCCCGAATTCTCCGAGAAATACCTCGGCACTAAAGTTTTCAAGCATCAAGAACACTGGATTGACTTACTTGAGAGTAGACAGCCAACCGACTTACATCCTGCTATAACCTACGAACAAGGTGCCCAAGATTTACTTATTGTAAATACTCCACCTGAGCATGCTAAGTCAACAACAATTACGGTTAACTATGCCGTATATCGGATTTGCCAAAACCCTAACATCAGAATCATGATTGTGTCTAAGACACAGGCTATGGCGCAAAAGTTCCTGCTCTCCATTAAGAACAGACTAACACATCCTAAGTATCAGGACCTACAACTAACCTTTGGACCTCCAGGGGGCTTTGAAAAGAATTCTGATTCATGGAAGCAGGACTTAATTTATTTATCCTCAGAGGCTCGTGACTCTGGCGAAAAGGACCCCACCGTACAGGCTGTCGGTATTAGGGGTCATATTTACGGTGCTCGTGCAGATTTGATTATCATGGATGACTGTGTTGACAATACCAACGCCCATGAATATGAAAAGCAAATTGACTGGATTCAATCTGAAGTTATGTCCCGTGTTGATGACAATGGAGGCAAACTTTTAATTATAGGCACCCGCCTACGACCAAGAGATTTATACTCTGAATTGCGTGACCCTATGCGCTATCCAGATGAAACATCCCCATGGACTTACTTTGCTCAACCTGCAGTATTAGAGTTTGATGAAGACCCTGAAAAATGGGTAACCCTTTGGGCAAGAACTAACCTACCTCCAATCTCAGGTGTAGGTAAACCAGATGCTGATGGTCTATACCGTAAGTGGGATGGACAGGCTCTACATAAACGCAGAGCACGACTATCGCCAAACTTATGGGCAATGGTTTATCAGCAACAACAAGTTCATGAAGATTCAGCATTTCCATCCGAGGCTATTAAAGGAATTATTAATGGCGCTCGCAATATAGGTCGCATACCAAAAGGCAAGGCTGGTGTAAGACCAAACGGTATGGATGGACTTACTATGGTTGCAGGGCTTGACCCAGCAGGTTCAGGATATACCGCAGCCGTTTGTTTAGGTTTAGATATATCTACCCAAAAGCGTTATCTGATAGATGTATCAAATGTGGCTGGTATGAAGCCAGATGAGATAAGAGATTTAATTAAAAACTGGACAGATGATTACCAGATTTCTGAGTGGCGAGTTGAGAAAAATGCTTTCCAAACAATGTTAACTCAGGACCGTGAGGTACGAGAATACCTTTCGTCACGGGGTGCAATGCTACGAGAACATCACACAGGTCAAAACAAATGGGACACTGATTTCGGGGTTGCATCCCTGACGACATTATTCCACGGTTGGCAAGATGGTCACGCACTCATTGAGTTCCCATCAACTCATGCCTCTGAAGGTTTAAAGGCGCTTGTTGAACAATTAGTAACCTGGTACCCAGATGCACCAAAAAGCCAAAAGACAGATACAGTTATGGCGTTTTGGTTTGCTGAACTCGGATGTCGTGACAGAGTAGCAAACGCTAACTCTTTCGCCCGTAGTCATAACAGCATAAGCATGTTCCACACTCGCTACGACAAAGCAAGACAAATAACTGTCCAACTAGACGACATATACTCATAGAACAGGACTAGGTGTGCCACTTTCCCTAGAAGCAATTAAAGATAATTATGACCGTTACAAACAGGCATACGCTGAACGAGATACTCGTATGGAGCAAATCCTGCTTGTTCGCAAAGGTCGTATGCGTGATGTGTACCCTGATTTATTTCCAGATGGTCCATTTGAAAACCCTATTGTTGCAAATATGGTTGACATTGCAGCCCGTGATTTATCTGAGGTAATCGCACCACTTCCTGCTTTCAACTGTAATTCACCAACTATGGTTTCTGATAAAGAACGCAAGAAGGCTGATAAGCGTGAAGAAATCGTAAATGGAATTATTGACTTTTCTGATTTGCAAACTCAAATGTTTGACGCTGCAGACCGTTATGTTTCATACGGTTTTGTACCAGCACAGGTTGAGGTTGACTTAGAAAACAATATGCCAAGAATCCGTTTCTTAGATTCCTATGGTTGCTATCCAGTCATTGACCGCTTCGGCAAAGTCCATGGCATGTATCAACGAATTAAGAAACCTTTGGCTGATTTAATGGCAGCATACCCAGAGTATGCACATTTGTTGTATGACAAAGACTCTACCAACTCAATGTTAGAAATTGTTCGCTACCATGATAAAGACCAAGACATCTTGTTTGTTCCACAAAGAAGTAACTTGGTTATTGATAGAGCGCCAAATCCTATTGGTGAAGTTCTTATTCGTGTTATACAACGCCCATCATTAGATTCACAAGCGAGAGGACAGTTTGACGATGTACTTGCAATTCAAGTTGCCAAGGCTCGTTATGCACTCCTTTCACTTGAGGCTGCTACTAAAGCAGTTCAAGCCCCACTTGTTGCCCCACGAGATGTAAGTGAGTTAGCCCTTGGACCAGACGCTGTTATCAGAACTGAACGACCTTCAGATGTTCGCCGACTCTCTATTGACATACCACCAGGTGCTTTTGCTCAACAGCAAGTACTTGAAGGAGAACTTCGTTTAGGTTCTCGTTATCCTGAGTCACGCACAGGAAACATTGATGCCTCTATTGTCACAGGTCGTGGCGTGCAGGCTCTTATGGGTGGCTTTGATACCCAGATTAAATCAGCACACGCAATGTTTGCCCGTGCCTTTGTAGAACTTGTTGGCTTGGCACTTAAGGTAGATGAAAAAGTTTTTGACAATATGGAAAAAACTTTGCGTGGTACACGCAATGGAGTTCCATACGCAATCAAATATAAGCCATCCCGTGATATTGATGGTGATTACACCGTTGATGTTCAATACGGATTGATGGCAGGACTTGACCCAAACCGTGCATTAGTATTTGGATTACAGGCTCGTGGCGATAAGTTAATCTCTCGTGATTTCCTACGCCGTCAAATGCCATTCTCCTTTAATGCAACACAAGAAGAAGAAAAAGTTGATACTGAAGATTTGCGTGATGCAATGAAGCAGGCTATTGCCTCTTATGCTCAAGCAATTCCAGCACTTGCATCTCAAGGACAAAATCCTTCAGATATTTTGTACAAACTTTCTACAGTCATTAACCAACGCCAAAAGGGTACGCCTATTGAACAAGCAGTATCAGAGGCGTTCCAACCACAGAATCCCCCACCTGGTGCGATGATGACCCCTGAAGGCGTAAGTCCCGAACTTCTTGGGCAGGCAGGTGCGGTCCCTCCAGGTGAGGGGCAACTTCCAATGGGTTTAAGTGAAACTGGTCGTATGCAAGGTGTTGCTCCTGGACAAATTGCTCCAGGTGGTCGCCCAGATGTTCAATCGCTTTTAGCAAGTTTAACGCAAAGAGGTGAACCTAATCTTCAGGCTTCCCTCGTAAGACGACTACCAGTTGCGTAAGGGGGTGAATAAATGAAGAAGTCCCTATCAGGAGGAAAGAAGCCTAAGAACCAAGGTTCAGCAGGCAAGGCTCCAACCCAAAAACCAATGTTGGCTAAGAAAGCATCATCAAAGGGTGGCAAGACATATTTCTCAAGCAATCCAAGCGGAACTCGTGGTTCACGCAGTAAGTAATTAAAAAACCTGAGCATGTTTCAAAACTGCTCATAATATTAAATATCCGAACTTAGGTGGGAGGAAACATGGCTAAGGCTAAAAACGAAAATTTCCAAGTGTCCGCAACTGGTGGCGCTGGTACCAATGGACAACCTGCTCGTTATACAGCAGGCATTGATGGTGCACAAGATTTTTATGATTTACAAACAAGTGCTGCAATGTCAGGTCAAAATCCTGCAATTAAACAATCACCATCAGCAAATCGTTCGTTTCGCACCACTGGACAAGAACCGTTTGTATCTTTAACTGCACCAACAATGCGCCCTGATGAAGATGTACGCATGGGTGCAACTGAAGGACTTGATAGCATGTACGCTACAGACCAAACTGCCATGGGTGAAGACGCTGACCGTATGCGTCAAGCACTTCCATATTTAGCAGTACTTGCAGAATTACCAACTACCTCTAACTCTTATCGTAATTATGTAAGGTACTTAAAGAGCGTACTATGAGTTTTAGCGACATACTCGGAAACGCAGCGCAAAAACTGCAAGGTAACGGGTTTGCCAACGATATTGGCTTACCATCAATGATGTTTGACCTTGCTTCTGTGTCATCCAATGATAAAAATTGGGTAGGCGATGCGTTTAACTTTGCGGGTAACGCTTTTAGAACTACATTAATGGCATCAACTTATCCAATTCGTAAGCCAGTTGGTGCAGCAGTTGAAAAGGTTTTATTACCAGCAGCAATGCTTTCTTATGAAACTGGTGGTAGATACTTACGAGAACCATTATCTGCAGCACTAACAACTCTTGGTACTGCCGATGCTAAAAAGGCTTGGGAAAATCGTGAAGAAATTTCCCCAGGACAAGCATTATCATATTTGCAATCTAAATGGTCCTTTGGACTATTAGGTCCTGACGAACTGGCTGCTGGTGATTTTAATATATTTGACCCAAATGACCGTAAAGTATTTGATGAAGATTGGTCTGCTAAAAGTCTTAGTGGTGCCTACGACACATTTTTTACAACAGTAACTGACCCACTTGGTAAATTGGGTAAAGCAGCAGGTCTTGCTCGTAAAGCAGTTGTTACTCGCCCATTAGGTGCGACAGATACAAATGCAAATAGATTATTAAAAGATTTTTTAATGCCAAAAACTTTGCGTTCAGTAAGAGTTATATCTCCGCAAACTTTGGCTAAGACAATTAACGAAGGTCGTGAAGAAGGCGGCGAACTTTATACTACGCTTTCTTGGTTTGCCAAATCAGATAGAGTTTCTATCCGTAACCATCCAATGGTTCAGCAATCTAACGATTCAGATACTTTAGCCTATTTGCTAGGTGAAGCAAAGACTGTAGATGATGTAGCCGATACCTTGGTTGCAACTGCTCGTCTTGGTACAAATAAAGAAGTAGGTTCTGCTGCTGCTCGTTTAATTGCAAAACGCCGTGACTTAGCATTTGTATTTGATAAAATTGCTGACACAACAGATTTAGATAAAAGAGTTTTAGACAATGTACCTACCAATGGTATTGTAGATGATGTTAATAAACTAGATACAGCCACTGAGTTAGTAAAGCAAATTGAGGCTGACCCATACTACCGTATGATTAAGTCATTTAACGCAAAACCTGCAGATTTAAGTAAGCGTACATTTGGTAAGCCAGTATTTGAAAAGTTGGCTATTAGCCGTGCTGAAAGCAAAGCAGCAAGAATTAAAGGCATAGACCAACCTACTAAGTTTCCAACTGTTGGAGTTATACAACCAACTAAGTATCACCCACTTGTTGCGGTTGTAAATTTTGGTATTAAAAAAATTGGCGATACCTTTCAAGAAAAGCCAGCAGGTTATGTTAACTTTAACGACTCTGATTCATTCTCAGAAATGCGAGCCTTTGGCGAGCAACTTCGCCGTTTAGTTGGTCCAGAAATAGCACAACCAGTAGTTAATGAACACACAACAGCATACCTTCGTGCTGGTGGTTTACCAGAATTACGCTCAAGAGTTGCAGTATCTTTTGAAGATTTAGCCGTTAGTGCAGTTAATAGAAAACTTGGATTAACTGATGAACAAGGTTTGTTTATTTGGAATCAATATAAATCCCGCCGTCAAACTGCGTTAGACACTATTCGTGACCGTAAGTTCTTGATGACCAATGATGATGTTATTCTTAAGATTCCTTACCTAGAACGCCAAGGTGCTAACGCACTACCAATGGTAGACCTAGAAAACTATGCTCGTGTACTTGAAGCAAATAAGGGTGTACTAAAGTCAATAGGTCGTAAGGGTGAAATTATAGACCCCGATTCAATGCGTTATGTAACTGGTATTTTAAATGATATGTGGAAGGCTTCAGTACTTCTACGCCTTGGCTACACCATACGAAATGTTAGCGAAGCGACACTTTCTATTCTTGGTAAAGGTTATGGTTTATTAGCCCTTGGTGATTTAAACCGAGATGGATTTAAGTCTTGGTATAACAACCGAGTTCAAGGCATAGAGCGTCTTGCAGATAGAACTTTAGTAAATAAAGGTTTGCGTGAAGATTCAATTCAAATTCGCCGTGCTCTTGCAGAAACTCAATCTGAGATTTTTGCTACTGAAAAAGTTATTAATGAGGCTCGTCTTTATGCCCAAGCAGCAGAGCGTTTATTCTTGCAGGGTAAATTAAACGAGGCTCAATACAAAGAATTACTTGAACTTTCTGAGTATCTAACAGGTCAATATCTATACCATGGCTCTACCACACCAATTAAAGCATTAGATAAAAACAGACCATTGGCTATGTCATATAGTCAAGATATTGCAGAGCAGTATGCAGAGGCTGGTATGCCTAGAATATCTGCATCTGAAATATACAAGCGTTTAACTGGTCGTGCTTATCCATTACCTAAGAATTTAGAACTTGCTCCTGGTGGCGAAATTGGCACTCCAAAAGTTTTTGCCCAAATGCCAGAAAGTGATTTTAGACAAGTTCAAAAATATGTTCGTGGAAACTTTAGCACCCAACAAAATCAATTAAGGGGTGGTTTAGAAGTAACACAAGATTTAAACCCTTATGATTTAAAACTTCCATCAGTATTACAGCGAGCAATTCAACGAAGTGTTATTAAAAAACCGACAGTTGTTTATCGTGGTTCAACTGCAAATGCTGAATTTGGCGATAGAATTTTAAGTGTTGGCGACATTGTTGAAGATAAAGGTTTTGTATCTACAAGTAAAAGTGGTACTCAAGCAGTAAAGTTTGCTAACTATAAAGGTGGCGAGCCAGTAGTATACAAAATTGCTTTACCTAAAGGTCACCCTGGCTTAGATATTAAACAAACATATAATGACTTTAATGAAAATATAGTTTATAGAAGTGAACGAGAAGGTTTTACCCCGTTTAATTCATATCAACAAACACTTCGTTCAAGCGAATCAGCACATGCTATGCGAGAAGAAGAAGTTCTTTTACCAGCAGGTACAAAATATAAAGTTGCTAAATCAGAATTTATTCCATTTATGGGTTTTGGTTTTGGCAATGAACCAATTAGAGTAATAACTTTAGAAGCAATTACACCTAAAGTTGCTAAGCGCCAAGTATCACCATCAATGCAAACCATTGGTGCAGATATGCGTGAAGGATTTATTAATACTGTAAATAATGGAAATGTTGTTGAGGTACTAAACCCACAAACTGGTCGATGGACAACTGTTGACCCAAATACAGTATCTCAAAAGTTACTCACTACCGCAGAATTTAGAATCCGTAAGCCTGGTAATCAAGGTGCAATAATTGGACAAAAGGTTTATGGACTTGAAGTTGACCTTCGTACAGAAAACTTACGCAGCCCTCGTTTAAACCTTGTTGATTACCCAGAACTTAAAACTGTTCTTGGTATTGAAAAAGGTACACCTCGTAACCGTGCTGCATGGGAAGGCAAAGAAAAAGCACTTCTTGATTGGATGCGTGCCAATGGAATTGGCAAAGTAACTTTACCTGATAATAAGGCTAATGGTAGGGCTACAGTTCTTGTAGACCCTGAAATGGTAGAAGGTTTTGGTCAGAGTCCGTTTGTAACTCTTACTCAACGCAGACTTGATTCTGTTAAAAGACAACAACAAATACTTGGTAATGAACCAAGGATGCTTAGTATTATTGAGCGTACCATTAAAAATCAAGGTGGTACATTTGACTTTTCAGGCGATGTACCAACTACAGGTATTTCAGTAGCCATTCGTGGTGCTACCCATACCTTCCGTTTAGAAGATGCTGCAACAAATCCACAAGGTTGGATTGATTCAGTAGCAGCACACTTTGAAAAGAACCTTGAAAAGTTTGGTAAAGCAGACCACTTTGGTACATGGGTTGAAGATATTGACGGCGTGCCACATATCTGGGCTGAGCCAACTAATGTTATTATGGACCGTGCCGAGGCTGTTAAACTTGGCGTAGAAAGAAACCAAAAAGCGATTGCAGATTTGGCTGCTATTACTAGAGGTGACTGGGATAACGCATTTATCGTAACGAGAGGAACAGGCGATGAAAGAGCAACCGCAAGGTTTGCACTGGGTCAAGGCACCCAAGCCAGTGTCGGAAATGTCACCGCAAGAGCGCAAGGAATTCGCCCAAATCTTAGCGGCAAGAGCACTAGAGAACGCATTGCAGAACTCTCCGAGTCCCTCTCCAGTAAACGAGAATATCCAACCGCAGGTTTAGCACAAGTTGTTCGTGAGGCTGCCGATATGCAGGCTACCTCTAAAAAGAATTTAGAAAACTTACTTGTTAAACTAGATGCTCGTGTTGTTGAAGAAGCCCGTATTGGTGCGCCTAAACAAATACAGGGCACAGGTCGTAGAATTGTAACTCTTTATGATGGTACTAAAGTAGAAATTGATGATGCTTTCCGTGGTGAGTTAGGTCAGATTCTATATGACCGTACTGACAATACAGACTCATACCGTAGGTTTGTAGACCACCCATCACAATTTTTTGCTGCTGAACATAATAACTTTGTTGAAGATGTACTAACCCCTAATATGCCAGATTACTATTCTGGTTGGGCTAATCAACTTAATACTTTTTTCCGTTCTCCTGATGGTCGTATAGACCCACTAGTTGAACAAATGTTAAATGGTGCACGCCCAGAGGAAATAGTTAAATGGTTGCGTAAACCAGAAAATATAGGTTATGCCCGTAGATTTAACATTGATGTTCCTGGTATTAAAGTACCATCAGAGCGTTTAAACGCAAGTATAGAAGCAGAAGATTTTGTTGGTGATTTATATAGTGCATTTAATAGATACTTACCAGATACACAAATGCAAGAGGCATTTCGTACTGGTCAAGTAACTGAAATATGGTTGCGTAACCACTTTAAAAATGCTACTGAATTACCAGATATTGTAGGTCGTATTGTTCCAACCAGCCCACAGGCTCGTAACATTATGGATGCTACGGCTAAGGTTATTGACAAAGCATTTTACTTTCTTGGCTCATTACCTGAAACAACCCTTGCTCGTCATCCACTGGCTAGAGCAATATACCGTTCAGATTATCAAAACAGACTTGATACCGCATTATCAACTAAGCGTTTAAACACTGGTAACGCAAAGGCTGAATTAACTGTAGATGAGGTTAATAACCTACGCAAAGATGTAATTGAAAGTACTCGTAAAGAAGTTAACAAAACACTATTTACGATTATTCGCAAGTCTTATGCAGGTGAAAAGATGCGGTTTATTATGCCGTTCTTTAACGCATGGGAAAATACCATTCGCCGTTGGAGTGGACTTGCCAGCGAAAACCCTGCAGTTGTTGCCCGTGCTGGACAAGTGGTTTCATCGCTTCGCAATCAACCAAATATTATTGATAAAGATGGCAACCAAACAAATGAATTTTCTTATGACAATAAGATTGTTGTGCCTATGTCAGAGGGTGCAATAAGTACTATTGAGAAGATTCCAGTATGGGGCAAAGGCATGGCTGCTGCCATCCGTGCCACTGGTACGCAGGTATCTATTCCAGTACGAAGCCTTGATGTTCTATTCCAAGGTGAATACCTAGCAGGATTTGGTCCTTTAGTAGTTCTACCAGTTAATGAATTGGTTAAGGCTAAGCCAGATTTAGAAGATATATTTACATCCTCAGTTCTTCCAGTATTACCTTTTGGTACACAAGAAGGCGTGCTACGCCAGTTGCTTCCACCTGCAGCACAAAAACTTGCATCTGTTGCAGGACAGGATGAACTATGGAGTCGTACATTTAATACTGTTTATCGTTATGAGTTAATTAAATATAACTTGGGCGAGCGTGAAAAGATGCCAAGCCTTGAAGAAGTATCTAAATTAACCAATGACTTCTATAAGGTTCGTATTCTATCTAACCTTGTAATGCCATTTGCTGCTCAATATGATTCACCACTAAGTTTCTACTCACAACAATTCCGTAAGTTACAGGATGTTTATGGTAGAGATGCTGAAGTGTTGTTCCTTGAAATGTACCCAGAAATGGGTCCAGCCTTGGTTAGTGCTTCTTTCAACCCAACTGGCGCTCAAGCATCACAAAAAGCATTTGGTAATATCAAAAAATATAGCGACTTGGTAAGTCAAATTGGTCAGACATCACCTGAAATGATTGGGTTTTTAGTTAATGACCCAGATGGCAAATATGACTTTTCAGAGGCTGTATACGCATGGCAATATGGAAATGCACCAGTTCCTGGTTCAACTGATAAATTCCGTGAACGCCGTGACCCTGCACAACTTAAGCGTGATGCTAATATTAAAGTTGGCTGGATTGAGTTCCGCAAGAACATGAACTTACTAGACTCACAACTGCAAGCACAGGGTTATCAATCATATACAGAATCAGGTGCTGAAGAATTACAGGCTCTTAAGCAATTAATGATTGCTGACTTGTCACAAAGAAACTCTGACTGGCAGGCTGATTATCTAAATGTGGATAGAGGCAAGTGGATTTATAGGATGCAGGCTATGCGTAGTATGTTATCTAATCCAAACTGGATGGCAGATAATGGTAATCGTCAAGTAGTACAAGCCATGGCTGTTTACCTACAAGCAAGAGGACAAGTAGCCCGTGAGTTAGAAACTCGTAAGGCTTACGGTGCACCATCTACACTTGCTGCAAAAGATAATGCTGATTTAGATGGATATTGGAACTCAGTGATATATCAATTAAAAACTGGTTCGCCAGAGTTTGAAGATTTTTTCAACCGCTTTTTACAAAACGACCCTGTGACCTTGGGATAGGAATATGACCAATAAAGAAAAACTAGAACTTATTAAGGATAAAATTCCTAACTATAAAGACATGTTTTCAGAAGATGAATTAAGCGGTCTTCTCAAAGACCTTGACGACCCAGAAAAATTAACATTATTTCGTGAAAGAGGCTTTACAGAAATCCGTGAAGCAGGCATTGCAGCAGGTGTTGGCACTGCAGCAAAAGCAGGTGTTCAGGCTGTTAAAGGTTTAGCCAAGGCTGTAAGCGCTCGCAAGGCAAAAACTACAAGTGCAGAGGTTGCTGGTGAAGTAGTTAAAAAGCGTAAAGTAATTACTCCTAAAAGGGTTATTGGCGCTGCTGCTGCCGCTACTGGAATTAATATTCTAACTGACCTATTTGGCGCAGATGAAGAACAAACCGCTGCTCAAGAGCAAGCATTACAAGAACAAACAAATTTAAATGCACAAATGCAATTTGCTCAATTAGAAGCAACTGGAGTTGATGTTGAAGCATTATTGAATACTCAGGCAGGGCAACAAATTTTAAAGAATCCTAACTTTAATGCTCAAGCAATTTTTGGTGCAAACATGTTACCAGCCATGGGAAATGTAGGCGTATATGTTGGTGGCGAAACTAAAACACGGCGCAGAAAACCTACTGCCGCTGAATCAGGTGTCATATCATTAACAGAATGGAAGCAACAATTTCCTATTGCCAATCCAACCGAGTTAAATGCTTGGAAGAAAACTCTTGTAGATTCTGGAGTTGTTAGCGCCGATGCTGGTATTTCTGAATTAAAAAAACAATGGGAAACATGGGGTCAACTATCCCTAGAAAATAATCGTGTTGGTCAAAAACTTAGCCCTTATGATTTGTTAAATATCCAGCGTGGATTATGGGGTGGTGGTTCTGGTGGACCTTCATACCAGACACAGTTGATGAAGGCTGAAAATTCTAAGGCTTTGTTTAAACAAGGCATAGAAGCATATACTGGCACTATTGTTGATGATGAACAAGCAGAAAAGTTTGCAGAGTTTGTTAAGCAACAACAACTTAAAAAGCCTACAAAAACTGAAACTAAAACTATTGGTGGCAAAAGAGTTACTGTTACAACTCCTGGTTTTGGAGAGGCAGAGGCTGCAGCCGAAATTAAGAAGCGTGCTCAAGAAGACCCACTTTATGCAGAGTTCCAAACAGCAAGCGTTTTTGGTTCTGCTCTTGAAAAAGCGTTAGGAGTTAGAGGCTAATGGCTGAAAAAACACCTCCTATAGCAACTTGGATTATTAACTTATTAAAAAATGAGCCACAACTAAAGGCTATTTACGATGCTGTAAGAAACCCAATAACTGGTGAATTTATTAAATCTGCAGATGCTATTGCAGATATGATTAGTAGCAGTGATTGGTACCTAAGCAAAGGTCCAACAGTTGCTGCTAATCTTGCAGGCAGATATAGATACGGTGAAAACTGGTATCAAAATAAATTAAACGAATATAAAATTACAGTATCTGGCGTAGCCAATGGTATTGGTCTTAATGCCTCTGACCCTACCATCGGGTCATATTTAAGCAGTCTTGCCGAAGCATCTTTCTTAAATGGCTGGGATGCTACATATATTGAAAATACCATCATTGGCAATTCAGATATAATTTCTAAATCTGGTGGTGGACTATATCAATCTAAGATAAATGATATTAAGTCTTATGGTAAATTAATGGGTGTAGATATAAGCCAAACTACTGCTAATAACTATTTAAGCAGACTTATTGGAACCGTAACACCACAAGGCATAAGAGTTAAAACAACTGATGATGCAATTAAAAAAGAAATTGCTGACCAACAGGCTTTGTTATATCCATTCTTTTCCGATGACTTTGCTACTGGTCGTACTTTATGGGATGTAACTTCATTGCAACGCAAGAAATGGGCTGACCTACTTGAAGTAGATGAAGATACTTTAGATTGGAATGACCCACTATGGAAAGATGGAAAAATCTTTACCATGGTAGATGAGAAAACTGGCAAGGTAGTACAACGCCCTGCATGGGATGCAGAGAAACTTATTAAAGCAGATGAGCGTTGGCAGTACACTGAAAATGCTACTCGTACCTATGAAGGAATAGGAGCCAATGTGCTTAGAAGGATGCAGTACTTAAAATAATGGCTACTAAAAAAATGTCTAAAGAGGAAGCAGCAGTCCGTAAAGCCTTTGCTGATGTACTTGCTGATACTGGATTACAACAAACTCAGCAAATTTTACAAGGTGCTGGTGTTACTCCCCAAAAACCTATTGCTACTGGAAAAATATCTGATATTGATACAAGTACTCCACTAGGTGCCACTGCTTTTAAAACTTTAACCGCAGCACAAAGTAGTCTTGATAAAGCGTTAGATAAGATAACAAAAGATTACGATGCCCTTGGCTATGATTATGACCCAATTACTAATAAAGCCACTAAAAGAGAAGCAGTTGTAAAACAACCAATTATTCCACCAATGCAACAAGGTTTACAAGCAGACCAAGTTCAAAAAATGATTTCTGATGCACTTGCTGCACAACAGGCTAAGTTTGATGCTGCAACTAAACAAGCAGCAGCCGATAAAGCAGCAGAAGCAAAAGCAGCAAAAGTTGCTTCTCAAATCAAGGCTAAAGATAAGTTAACTGCTATGTTAGCACCTTACAAACTTGAAGGACTTGCTAGTTATATTGATGCAGAAATTTTAAAAGACACTTCTGAAGAAATGATTTTGTTGGGTATGTATGACCAACCATCATACAAAACACGCTTTCCTGGCATGGAAGGGTTGCGTAAAGTAGGTCGTACTATTAGTGAAGATGAGTACACCCGCATAGAAAATGCCATGATACAAACTGCTAGATTTTTTGATTTGCCAAAAGGTTTCTACGATAACCCAGAAGATTTTGGTAATTTAATTGCTAAACAAGTATCTGCTAAAGAATATCAAGACCGCTTACAGGTAGGTCAAGATTTGGCTCGTACCCTTAACTCATCAATTAAACAACAATTAGTAGACCTTTACGCTATAGGCGAAGGTGACTTAACAGCCTATGTTCTTGACCCAGAGAAGGCTTTGTCACTAATTCAAAAGCAGGCTAAGGCTGCAACCTTTGTAGGTTTAAGCCGTGCTGCTGGATTTAGGATGCCAGATATTACTGCTGCTACTGCAGAAAATATTGTTGGTACTGAACCTTACGCTAAATTAACTGAGGCTCAAATGCAAGCAAAGATTGGTCAAGCAGGAGAACTTCGTAAAGAACAACAACGCTTGAGCCAAATTGAAGGCACAACATATAATGAACAAGAAGCATTGAGTGCTGTTATTGAAGGCTCTCCAGAGGCAATACTTGCTTCACAACAAAGAGCACAGCGTGAAGTTTCTCGCTTCCGTGCTCGCTCTGGTGTAACCGCTACAAGTCTTGGTACTGGCGTAAATGTCTGAAAAAAATGAACATGATATTGATTGGGAATACCAAAACCAATTAAGAGAACAATGGCTTAAAGATAATCCAGATGCACAATACATTGGATGGATGTCAATATGAGCCAAGCAGGTTATGACGAAACATGGATTGAATCAGATGATGATGGATTTATTTTAAAATTTATTTCTGACTCAAACAAATAGAATCCCCACCCTGACCAACCAGCCCAGGGGGGCGTAAAAGTCTGGTAGCAATAGCCGTAATAGTTTCCCCGAACTAATGCGAGGATTGCGAATACAACTAACGAAAGGGAGAAGGTAGATGGCTACCAATTACTACGATGACGATGAAGATAACGACACAACAACTGATGTTGTTGGTCAACTCCGAAAAGTCAACCGCACACTTGAAAAGCGTGCAAAAGAACTAGAACAGGAGTTGGCAGGTCTTAAATCACAGACTCGTCAGCGTACTGTCAAGGATGTACTACAGGCTAAGGGATTAAATCCAAAAATTGCCGCACTTATACCACAAGATATTGAGCCTACAGACGATGCTCTTGTTAAGTGGATTGAGGATTACGGCGATGTATTTGGAGTCCAAACCCAAACAGAAGAAAAGCCTGCTGAAAAAAGTCCCGAAATTAAAGCGCAAGCAAGAATCAACAACATGGTCGCCACTGGCACTGCGCCAGATATTGACGAAGATGCTTTTGCAAAGATTGCTAATGCTAAAAGTAAAGAGGACTTAGACATACTCCTTGGTTTGAATTAAACAACTTATACATCAACCCACTCACTAGGAGGTGAACCTAATGGCATATACCGACACCTCGGCACTAGGTGGTCTAGTAAAGACCGCTTATGACCGCTATGTTGAATTTGCCCTCCGTGCTCAGCCGATGATTCGTGCTGTTGCGGATAAAAAGCCTGTACAACAGGCAATGCCAGGGTCATCCGTTGTATTCTCACTTTACAACGATTTGGCTGCTGCTACTTCTACACTCACAGAAACAACTGACCCAGATGCCGTTGCACTGAGCGATGTTGATACCGTATCTGTTACTCTAAACGAGTACGGTAACGCATCACTTGTAACTCGCAAACTACAGTTGTTCTCACTATCCGATGTTGACCCTGCTGTTGCAGACATCATCGCATTTAACATGGCTGACTCACTTGACATCGTGGCACAAAACACCCTTCGTCAAGGTTCAAATGTTATTTATTCAGGCGCAACCGCTACAAGCACTGCAACTATTTCAGCAGCAGCAACTCTTGATTCTGCTGACATCCGCAAGGCTGTTGCTAAGTTACGCTCAAACAAGGCTGTTCCTCGCTCAGGAAGCCTATACTGGGTAGGAATTCACCCAGAGGTATCACATGACCTTCGTGCAGAGTCAGGCTCTGTCGGATGGCGTGACACCCACTCACACACTGACGCATCACTTGGTAACCTATTCGCAGGTACCATCGGAACTTATGAGGGTGCTTTCTTCGTAGAGAACCCACGCATGTACTCCGCTAAAGATGGTGCAGACCAAACTGCTCTTGCTACAACCGCAGTAACCGTTGCAGGTACTTCAGCAGGCTTCACCTTTGGTGTTGCTTCTTCTTCAGTAGTTGCAACTCGTTCAGAGGTTGGCGATAAGATTGCTGGAACAGGTATCGCTTCAGGTGCCAAGATTTCTGCAATTAGCACTTCTGGTTCAACAACAACAATTACTGTTGATACTGCTAACACAGCAGCGGTCACAGCAACAACTGTTGTAACTGTAACTCCTGTAACTCGTGTATTCCGTACAATTCTTTGCGGTAAGCAAGCATTGGCAGAAGCCGTGTCACAAGAGCCAGGCGTAGTTATCGGACCTATCACCGATAAGTTAATGCGTTTCCGCCCAATCGGTTGGTACGGAGTCCTTGGATGGAGCCGTTACCGTGAGGAAGCGTTGTATCGCATTGAAAGCGGTTCATCAATCGCTGCTCTGTAATTGATTGACTGTAAGGCACTGTTTGTACGGCGAATACGGCGCAGTGCCTTATGGTGAGTCCATTAGGAGGACCATGGCAAATTATTACTTTACAACACCAACAATAGATGAAACCCCTGCTGGTGGACCACCCTTATTTGACCGTTACAAACTAGCCCGTGGAATATCCGTGCTTCGTTTAAACGGTGTATACTCCTCTTTCAGGTATCCAAGCCAAACTCAAATTTTGGCTGCTGAGGAGTTTTATATGGGCGGTACTAAAAACTTTATTAATCAAGAAACAAGAGATGCTTTAATAGCCCAAGGCTACGGAGCATACATAACACCAGCATGAGCCTACATCAACGCCAAGTACATCCAGAATTTGTTGAAGGATGTTTTGGTTGCAAGGTTGGCACTTTACAACTAACACCTGGTGATGCAACCACTCGTTTAAACATGTCACCACGCAAATGGGATAAAGAGTTAAAAGCCTATAGAAATGCTAGAGCACAAGGCATACAACCTGATGGAACTAGTATGAAACAAATTGAGAAAGCAGTAAAAATCTCAGATAAAACAGGAAAGGCATACGGAGCATAGGAGGAATCATGGCTGCTCGTAAACCTAAAAAGCAACCCGCAAAGCGAGTGCGTACGGTTAAAAACGAAGAACATACAGAACTAGAAATGTACTGTATATGGCTAAATGAGTATTACGCTTCTTTGCTCAAGGCAGGTTTTAAATCAGATATAGCAATGGCTTTTGTTATGGACAAAGCATCCTATCCACCTTGGGTAGAGTACAAACCAACAGAAGATGAAATTCGGCGCATGTTAGATGAAGATGATGAGTAATCCAATTATCCCTGAGCCGATGTGGGGACTGCCCTCTCCCACTATTACCGATGAGGACATCTATGAAGATGAGGATGAATAATGTGTATTGAGTGTAATTGTTTTGGAACAGTTACTCCTTACGGAGTTGGTGGAAGAACACCTACAGAACTTCCTAAAGAACCAAATGTTGCTATGTACAACAGACCAATTCATCGTATTGGTGAAACACCATACGGTATGAAGCCAGAGATGGATGACTACGAGGAGGATATGGACTAGTGAAAAAGAAAGCAGCAGCAAATAAAGTTAAAAAAGTTATGGGTGAATACAAGCGTGGAACCCTACGCTCAGGTTCTAAAAAGGGACCAAAGGTAACATCTAAAAAACAAGCCGTTGCTATTGCAATGAGCGAAGCGAAAATGGCTAAGAAAAAGAAGTAATGTCATCAGGTCAATATAAACGCCATGATGGTTTTAGTGCAATACAAATTAAAAATGGCATGGTAGTAAGACTGCGTAAAGATGGAAGTATTAAAGCAGTCTTAGGAAAGTATGGAGAGTATGGCAAGCAAAAAGGACTCACGGCTCGCTAGAGCAGGTGTATCAGGTTTTAATAAACCAAAGCGCACACCAAGTCATCCAACTAAATCACATGTAGTAGTAGCCAAAGAAGGTAGCCAAGTTAAGACTATTCGCTTTGGACAACAGGGTGTTAGTGGAGATAAAAAACCAACAGCACGACAAAAATCTTTTAAGGCTCGTCACGCCAAAAATATTGCTAAAGGCAAAATGTCTGCAGCGTATTGGGCAGATAAGGTGAAATGGTGAAAGGGAAAGCATTTTGGGACAAGAAGAATCCAAAGCGTACATCTACAAAACTGACTTCTGCACAGAAGGCTGCTGCCAAGGCTCGTGCAAAGGCTGCGGGTCGGAAGTATCCCAACCTTGTGGACAACGCTG